AACAGTATACAAGCAATGAATCCTACAACTAATACATGATTGCCAAGATTCAACCAACTTGTTCCTACTGTGTGACTGTTCTTCGGGTCTATAAATTTATTTTTCATTACCACCATCCTATTGCTTTTGCATTTCCTAATATAATCATAACACACGTTAGTATGTGTAGTACGATCCAAAACGTTCTGGCCGCTAATGCTTTCTTTACGTCCTTCATTGATATTGGTAGAAACTCTGGTTTGTCTTCATCATTGATACCGATCGGCATACCAACTGTTCGAGCCCACGTTTTTAGAAAACGTCTTTGTCCGCTCATGTATTACTCCTCTTCGTCGTTGCCTAAGTTAGCTAAGAATGATCTTAACTTTGTGCTGTCAGTCTCAGCTTTAATTGGTTTTACTATTTCACCTTGTGTTGGTTCTTTGGGTGTGTCAGGCTCTTTGTCTGTTGTTACACTTGAACGTTTAAGTCCTTCATAAATTGTACTCTTACGTTTATTAAATTCTTGATAGTCTTCATCTTCCGCCAAGTCTCTAATACGTAAACAGTCAATATCAAATTCTAAATCTATCTTTGCACCTACACCTGAACTACTTCTAGTTTTCATTAACTGTATTTGATATCTACCACGTTCACGCATAGCTCTACTTGTAAAGATACCTATAACATTATCAGCAGTTTGTATCTTACTTAAACCACCTGCAATATGCGAATGATCAAATTCAATTTCTTCAACACTAGCTCTGTTTAACTGCGATGCAGTAACAAAGATACATTGTAGTTCCATTGCCAAGTTTCTAAGTTCTTCAGATACAAATTTATCTTTAACAAACAAATCACTTGGACTTACTTTTCTACTCAATGGCATCATCAAATCTAAATAATCAACTAGTATCACATCAATCTTCTTACCAGTTTTGATTTCATATTCCTTAATGAAACTTCTTATGTCATTTGCATTCTTACCACTTGGCATATACTTAATCTGGAAAGCACCAGACTTCTTACCAACCAGTTTTACTTTCATCTCTACGCCATCTAAATCTCTAAATATTTCTCTGCTTGGAACATCAGTCATCATACTATCTAATCTCATTGCAACTAAATTTTCACTCAATTCAAATGTTAGATACACAACGTTCATGCCATTCAATGCCCAATTGACACCTAAGTTTGCTAGGAATAAACTTTTACCTGCACCACTACCACCTGCAAAAATATTAAGTTCACCTTTGTTGAATCCTCCAAACAGTTTCTTATCCAAGCTCTCCCAACCTGTGCTTACTTGGCCATTGTTATCTTTCAATGCAGAAAGTCTGCCCTTAGGATCATCAAAGTAATCAATACCTAAATCTTTTTGTAATCCTATTTGTACTGCGTCTTTGATCTTAGATTCAACTGGACCATACTCGCCTTTTTCTAGCAAGTCAGCACTTTCAAGTATTGCACGTTCTAATGCTTTGTGTCTACTAAAAGTTTCAAAGTCACTCAACAACCAATCATAATGTTGTTCATTAAGTCCTGTTGGAATAGCTAGTTTTACTTGTGGACAATTACTGTTTACTATTTGTTCTGTAGGAAGTGTGTTGTGTTCTGCAACAAAGTTCTTAATAAATTCTGCTGTTGGTTTGAGTCTTCTATCAAAACTTTCAGGATCAAATATTGCTTGACAACGCACAAAAGTTTGTGCATCGCTCAACATAATTTCCAAATACGTTTTCTGTATTTCAAATCCGTAATCAGTGTTTTGTTTCATCATTTACCTTTTTACAACCAGCTTTTAAACTTTTATAGTCAGCACCTAAGTTAGACATACCTCTCATTGTGATTGCTAATTTTTTCTGTGCTTCTGACATACATTGTTCTTCAGTCCTATACAACACATATGGCTTCTCTTTATATTCTGTGCATTCTTGTTTCATTCCCATGTTTCCATCAGACACCATTAAACACATAAGCAACCACATCTCAAACATTACTTATTATACCACACTTGTTGATCAAAGTCAATATGTTTGCTTTCCAATGCCAAAACTGCACCAATACAACTTCCTGGGTCACCAGGATTCTTTGGTACATATATGTAGTTCCAATCTTTACGTATTTTTCTCACTGCATCATTATTTAATGCACAACCTCCTGTCAATATTAAGTTCCGACTTGACAGGTTATTACGACACCATTTGCTATTACTTTGGACTATCATTTCAAAAACATATTGAGTCGCATCTGCCAATCTCTTCATGTCGTGTTCTGTGGTAAGTTCAGGCTTGTACCAATTGCAACCTTTGTGTAAGTTGTGTTTGAATTTAACACCAGGCTTGGATCCATTTAAAGGAGGTTCAATAAATGTTTCAACCATGTCGGTTATAAGTTCTAAGTTTTCTGAACTTGCAATTTCTGACCCCATGGCACCAACCTTGTATTCATCTCTGTTTGCTTGTAGTCCTAGTCTTTGTGTCATTGCACTATAAAACAATCCAACACTATGTGGATACTTTCCTGAAAACACTTGCTTGAGCTTTGCACCTTTGCCTTCCCATATTGTAAATGTTTCAAACTCTCCTATTGAATCCAAACACATGATGGTTGCGTTGTCAAGTCCACTAGTGTAAAAACCATATGCGGCGTGTGACCTATGATGTTGTACATAACTTATAGGAGCAGTTAGATTCCATTTGCTTAGATACTGTTTAATATTATTTTCCTTTCCAAGCCAACCTTGACCTGCTTTGAATTGTCTTAAAGTTTTCAAGAAAGGTTTTTCGTACCAAACAATTTTGTCGGGATTGTTAAAACATTCTTTTTCAAATATGTGTTCCAACATTTTATCATTTAAATGTGGATCATGTTCTATGCCACTGAAGTCTTTAGACAATCCTGCCCATAGACATTCTAAAGTGTCATATGTGTTCTTATTAAAGATTGCCACACTGGCATCATGACTGTTTCCAACAATTCCCCAAATCAACATTACTTACGTTTCTCCTCGATCTTTGTTTCATATTTTGTTTTAAAGTAGTCGTGTGTAACATAAGATGCAGTAATGAATCCTGCTAAGAATACTAACAAATAAATCACAGTGGTGATTAAATTCTTTTTGAAACCACCCTTGCCTTTGTTCTTTTTGTATGCTCTCCACATCCACCAAAAACCTGCAATAGTTAAAATAATACCTATTGCAATTACCCAAGGATTATTTGCGATTGCAACTCCTGAGGCACCAAAGATTAAAAACAATAATCCATTTATATAACACATTGGACACATTACTTACGTTTCTCCTCAATCTTATCTGCAAGTCCGTATGCTATTGTTTCTTCAGCACTTAAAAAATAATCACGATCCATGTCTTTCATGAAGTCGTCATAAGTCTTACCTGCTGTGTTGTGTTTCACGTACAGCTCTGTAAGTTTTTCTTTTAGATACTGTATTTCTTTGTAACGTATTTCAATATCACTTGCCATACCTTTTGCTCCACCACTTGGTTGATGGATCATTGTTCTTGCATTAGGTAAAAGTATACGTTTGCCTGGTGCTCCTGCTTGAGCAAGGAATGAACCCATAGAACAAGCCTGTCCTAGCACTATGGTTCTTATATCACACTTGACATATTGCATTGTATCATAAATGCTCATGCCACTTGTAATTATTCCGCCAGGACTGTTAATGTAAAAATTAATATCCTTTTCTGGATTCTCACTTTCTAAGAAAAGCATCTGTGCAACAACTATGTTTGCACTATGATCTTCAACAGGACCATTCAACATCACAATTCTATCTTTCAATAGGCGACTGTAAATGTCATATGCTCTTTCTCCTCTATTGGTAGATTCGACTACCATTGGTATTAAGTTACTCATCTATATTCCTTTCATTTTTTTCCAGCCAGTATGTAGTATGTAAAACCATACGCCATTGATTGAAGGTTCAATAAGTGCTACTGCACCTGCCTCCCATAAACTTGCACCAGTCAATACTGTAACCACAGTCATAGCAATAACTATGTGACCTGCCGTGTAAATCAATGCCAACATCAGACTAGAACCACTTAATATTTTTTTAAATGCGTTGTGCATTCCTTCGGTGAATTCAGTCATTATGTTTGCCTCCTTTCCCGTATGATACACCCATAACATTGAAACTCATGCTTATACGAGTTACCTCTGATTTGAATGGATATACCGTGTGTTTTAAACCTGCATGGAACAATAGAAAGTCTCCTGTCTTAGGAACAATTTTGTGCGTTCCATTAGAGCCTACTACGTCTGGTCCATACATGAATTCTATCTGTCCAGGACAATTCATGTTAGTGTCCTTTGTATATTCTTCTTGTGCAATTTGTTCTGGTACGTCAATGTACACAACTGAACTTATCATACCTGCGTGACTGTGCATTGGATTAAATTCATTTGCAGTTTGGAAATTTATCCACGGCCCAGTACCTAAAGTAAATTGCATATGATCATAATCATTGTCATTGCCAACGTCTTTTATAAAAT